CGGGGCGGTCATCAAGCAAAGGCTTGATCAACAGAGACAGGTCAACGTCTTGGAAGTCACCGTACTCGTCGGATCGCGCCAACCGGCGAACCCCCGCGTCTGACAGGAAGACCGAATCGCCGAGGTCCTGAACCGAGTTCGGCTTTGCTGCCAACTGGTTGCTGAACGTGCTCAACTCGAAGTCTTCCGGCGTCGTCCCGTACAGGACCTGCAACGGTTTTTTGCAGAAGATCGCCAGCGCCCGGTTGGGCTGAACCCGCAAGTCCGTGATCTCGTCGGCGACGGCAATCTCTGACGCGCCGCTCGCGACATCGAAGTCCGTGAAGTCGCCAATAGCCGAGGTCACGAGCGAACCGCTGGAGAATCCAAGTGCCAAAATCTTGCTGGGCAACACGGCAACGGCCACGGGTTGATCGGGCACCACGGTGGAGTTGATTTGCGTGAAGGTCGTCCCGTCGAACGTGAACGCGGGGTTGACCCCATCGACTCCTACCAGCAAAAAGCTACCGCTGCTGCCGCTGGGATTGCCGATGTCGAACTTGTACGCACCGTCAGGCGACAGGGCGGGCGTCGTCACCTCGACCCAGCCGTTGCCGGTCGCCCGGTGCATAACACACGCGTCGCCCGCGAGGTTGTTGCGGAACGCATAGACCGTGTTCTTGAACACCACCACGCCGAGCACCGAACCAGACCCGGGCACCGGTCGGATAAACTGGCGGAAGTGCTCGGTGACCGCCACATAGAACGCCGCGTCTACCGAGTCTTGGATCGGGATGCTGTTGGCCGTCTGGACAACCGTCGTCGTCCCAAGCGTTTCACCGGGCTGGAAGTTCCCGACGGTCTCGACGACGGCCAACAAGTTGGTGTCAACATCGACCGCAACAACTGTCCCAGTCGCTCCCGACGTCCCTCCGGTGATCGCGTCGTCCGGGGCGAATCCACTGGCGTCGGCCACCTCGATGCACAGCCACGGTTGGTCGCTTGGGCTGGGCCGCCCATCGAAGCGCTCGATACCGTCCATGCGCCGGTAGCGCGAGAGGTTGTTCACCTCGTAGTTGTGTAGCTGGATCGCCTCGCCCGGGCGAAGCGACAGCGGCGGGACGGACAGGTTGAGCCCGCCCTGCATTAACGCTTGAGACACCTGAGTGTTGTTCATCCAAGGAACCCGCTGGTCTTGAAATACATCTGGGGAAGTTCAGCCCGCTGCAACCGGTGCAGGATGGTCATGTACTCGCGCTCCGACTCCTTCAACAAGGCGGCGTCCTCGTCGTAATACGCATAGGACTGGACCGCCTTGTAGATAATCGCCCACTGGAACGGCTCGGGGACCAAGGGGGTGTCGCTGTTATCGACCAACTCCTTGGGCGTCCGGTAGTAGTCAACGCGGACAGGGAGCGCTTCGTCGGGCAGCGTATCGAACACCCAGACCCCGTCCTGCCGAATGTAGAACCCACTCGGGGTTCCCGACTCCGGGTTGTCGAGCAGGTGGGTGTCCGGGCGCAGATCGTAGTGACGCAACTGAGACGCCCAGACGCCGTCCTTAAACAACTGGACGCGGTGCACCGTCTGGAAGTCGGTCAGCCCGAGGTCGCCCGGCTGATACTCCTGCTGGCCAATCGTCAGCGTCGCCGTCCCGGGGCTTCGGACCCACAGGAACCGCCAGCTTTCATGCTGCTGCTGGATGTAGCGATTGGCGTCGGCCACATAGCGGACAATCCGCCCGATCATGTCCTTCTGCCCGGCTACCGTGGAAGGGCCGGGACCACTGAGCGCACACTTCTCCCACGTCTGGCGGCAAAGTGTGAGGTAGTCCATGAGGGCTTAACCGACGATAGAGAAGGGGTAGCTCGGGACGCGCCGAGCCGCCATTTCGCCCGTCTCTTCATTCTGAAGATAGAGCGTCTGGACGGCGTTCTTCAGTACACCGACCACCGATTCGGGAACTTCCACTTCAAGATCACGCTTGATCAGGTACAGCACCCCGTTGACGCCCACTTGGACATCGTCTTTACCGTCAGGGGCCTCCGTTGATGGAATCATAATCTTGATCTTCTTTTGCTTACGCAGTTTTGCGTGAGCGGAACTCTTTACGGAAGCGTTGGGCTCCGCCATGTTGGCGTAGTCCTTGCCTTCCATGTCAGAAAGCTTGGACAAGATGGCATCTTTCGTGAGCGCCGAGACATCAACGCCGTGGGTCTCTTTCGCGTATTGGACCAATTCGGCTTTGCTGGACGAACGATTGATAAGCATGTGGAAATCCTCGTAAGAAAAAAGAAGACCCGCAGCAGGTCATGTCTGCCGCGGGCCGGGAGTCGCCCTATTACAGAGCGCTTGCGCCGTGCTCGATGCGAAGCATCCAAGACTGGTTGAGGACCTTGGCAACGTGCCAAGTCTTCCAGCCCACGGAGCCACGCTGGCCGAGCGGGTCCCCGCCACGCGGGGTGTTGGGGTTGAGCACCATCGGCTTGACGGCCTCTTTGCCCTTCAAGGGTACGGTACCCCACGCTTCTTGGCCCATGATCACCGTCTGGTACACGTCAGAATCCGTGCCCCCGGTGGAGATCATGTTGTTGGTGGCCGCAGTGCCGCCGCCGTCTTCAACCGGTGTGTAAAGCGGAGACAGGATGAAGCGGATGTTCTCCACTGATCCAGACTCGTACTCACACAGAGGCTGTCGAGAGCCATACTCCGCAATCGGCGTGAAACCGGTAAGGCTGCGGAGGTCCGCTTCCATATCGGTGTGGCCGAAGGCGATGTAGCCTGCTTCGATGGGTCGGGTGCCCACTTTGACCGAGCCGTCCTGAATTTTCGTCAGGGGCTTGGCGCGTTGGGCGCGGAGCGTTCGGACGGCAAGACGAATCTTGTCGAGCGAGATCGCCGTGTTGACGTCAGTACGGGCCGCACCGTTGCTGTAAATGACGTTGGTGCCCGCCGAGACGATGCCCCAGTTGAGCATCTCCTTGGTTTCGGCAGCCTGTTCGCCGCACAGCATAGACATGTCGTTGAGCACCGGGTCTTCGTGGGTGTCAGCGATCACGTCGGTCAGTTCGCACCAGCTACCGTACTGAGCCAGTGACGCGGTGACGTCTTCGTAACTGAGCTTCTGGCTGGCCGGGGTAACACCCTCAGTCAGCGGAGTCGTCGCTACGGCAAACGGCACCGGTCGGCGAAACTTGATGGTTTGGCCCTTGTTCTGGGGCATCGGTCGCACTTGGGCGAACTTTTCCAGAATGATGATGGGCTGTGCATGTTTCAGCATCTGCACTGCTGCAAAGATGCCAACTCGGGGTGAAACATCACCGTACTCGGTGATGTTAGTGCTGGGTGACAAAGGCATGATACGCCCTCCTATTTGTCAAGGAGGTTCTGGCTATGCGTTTTTTGCCCAAAACTCGAAGGCTGCGTCCTCGTCGTCAGGCACCCCTCCCGTGGGGAGTGTTGACCCCCGCTTGGGGATCGGTGCCGCAGCGTCATCGGAGCGCGGAAGTCGAGCTTTTCCACCAGCGGGAGTCGTCGCCGGGGTCGCAGGTTGGGGCACAGGTTGACCCTGCTTAAACAGATTCAGGAGCGCGATGTTGTCAGCGGCAGCAGCACTCTGTGACAACTGCTTGACACCATCGGGTTGCACTTCGAGCCAATCCCAGAACCGTTGATCGGCTTGAATCTGTTCCCAGTCCGGGTGCACAGCAGCCAACGCAGAGCGCTGGGTCTGTATGTACTCGGCCTGCTGTTTTTGTTGCAGTTCCTGAACGGGCTGAGTGACGGTGTCCACCGACTCGGAAACTTTGGAAAGCCGTTCTTCCCACTGCTTGTTGAGGGCTTCTTGCTGCGACCGATGAAACGCATTCATGGCCGCGAAAACCTCGGGGAAGTCTTCGGCAAACTGCTTCAAGTCAACGCTACCTTCGGCGGTCGTCGCCTCCGTGGGGAGAGGCTCGGCGTTCGGTGCGGACGATTCCCCAGATTGCTGGCGCTTCAGGGCCGCCAACTCTTTACGGGCTTCGTCGAGTTCCGCCTGCATCGCCTTGGACTGGTGCGCCAAGGTCGATTGCCGAGACCGGTGAGACCGGTTCTCGTGCTCCGCGGCAGCCAGCTTGCGCTTCAATTCGGCAAGGTCTGGGTCCGCGGGGGCGGAAGGTGGTTCGTCAGTGCTTGGAGACGTGTCTGAGGCTTCGGGGTAGGGGGCCGAGTCGGCTTTGCCGGGTTGTTGGCCCTCTTCCTTTTCAGGTTCCTCGTCAACGGATTCACTGTCGGCGGACTGGGCAAGTTCGTCGAACAGGGCATCCGCATCCAACTCCGCTTCCGAAGAAGTCCCCGGGGTTGGTTGGTTGGATTCGTCTTTTTGCTTCTCAGCGGGTGTAGGCGACATGGCGTACAGACTCCGTGGTTAAAAGTAGGTGGATGGTTTGGCTGCATGCTCTTGTCGGTTGTGACCCGACTCCAGCGATAGCAGCCACTTCAGGGCCTCGATACGGCCCCGAATTTTTGGGACGTCCTCCAAGGGACAGGATTCGAGAGTAAGCTGGTCACGTTCCAGCTTCTGTCGTACCTGCCGCTTGACCTCCGTCCACGGAAGATCGCGAAACTCCGGGCTCATCCGTCGGTGAGTCCGTAGTTGGCGGTCTTGCCGCTTTGTTGTTTCAGTGCGACCTCAGTCTCGAACCGCGACTTGTCGAGGTTCATGCGCCAGCGGTGCTTCTTGAGGTCGGCGAGAATCTTCTGGTAGTTGACGTCGCGGTCATTGGCGTACTTGAGCGCGGTCATCTGCAACTGGCGGTCGGCTTCTTGGGCCGAGAGCGTCGCCAGTTCACGCTTGAGCATGCGATCCGAATCAGACTGCTGCGCCTCGAACTGCTGGCGTAGCTGCTCCATCTGGACGTCATGCTGGTTGCGCATCTCGATCTGCTGGGCTCGCATCTGCTCGATGACCACCTGCGGATCAGGTGCCTGCTCCTGATTCTGCGCAGCCTCACGCTCGGCAGCGATCTCGTCTTCGGTCTTGACCAGATCACGCGGCGGGATGTGCAGCGCTTGAACAATGCGTCGAAGCGTTTCGTTCGACTTCAGGGTGCCGGTGAGCACGGGGTGCGCGGCGTACTTGTCGAGGATCGCCATCAGGTTCACGGCTTGCTGCTCGCGCAACAACAGGGCCGACGTGCCCCGGGCGTGGACTTCGTAGTCGCCCTTGATCGAGTCGTCGGGGTGGTAAGCCATGATCCAGTGGTAAAACCGTCGTACCAACTTCTTGGTGACTTGGTCGTCCCAATCTCTGACCTGCCTGCGCCGGTCTGTATTAGACGAATTCATCAACATGGCCATGCCGCCCATCGTGTTGGGCGCTTGGCCGTTGCCCTGCCCCACCGTCGGCGGCAGACCGGCGGTCTCTGTCAGGAAGCCCTTGGCCAGTGACAGGATATTGCCGATCTCCTGCTGCACACTGGGGAAGTCGAACACCGTGAACGCGGCCCGGACATCCTGAATTGTCTCGTCGGCCCACCACATTTTCCAAGGGGTTACGCCGTAGTCGCCGTCCTCGGGCTCTATCGCCCCGCGCTTGGCGATGACCTGCGGCCCGGCAGACTTCGAGGCGTTGTCGAGCATCATGCGCCACGCCGTGTTAACGATGCGCTGCTCGTTGCGGCAGAGGTGGGGCACTCCGAAGCCGAAAATGCAGAAGTCGTCCCGCTGCCAGTTCCAGACCGAGTAGGGCCACTCTTCAGAGTCCAAGGGGTTCAGCGCCGCCTTCAGGACAATGTCGCCGCAGAAGACCACCACACCGTCGAACTCATCGAGGGGGTCGTCTTCGTCGATCTTCACCCCGGCCTCGATCAAGGCTTCTTTGGACACCGGGCCGTGGTATTTCCAAATCTCGTAGCGGTTGGCGTCAACCGTCTGGTTGCTGCCGGTCAGCCGCCGCAGCGAGTCCACGGAGGCCGAGGCCGCGACGTGAGTGCTGCCCGGGTCTTCGCCGAGTAGTTTCTGGATGTTTTTCTCGATGTAGCCGACGCCCGTCGTCAACAAGTTGCGAACCTGCTTGCGCGACAGAAAACTCCGCTCGAACAAAAACTCCGCGTCGTCGAGGTCGTGCCCGCCCGACATGTCGGGGTAGAAGTCCCAGACCGGGACCCATCGGGCCGACGGGGTCTTGGTGGCCACCATCTCAACGTCGAAGCCGTCTTCGGTCTGCGTGAACTTGTGGCGCACCTTCTGCCCGGACTCGGGACCACACAGGACCCCGGTCCCGAAGATCGCCGCTTGGTGCAAGGCTTCCCGGGCTTCGGCGGGGTAGTCACACTCGACAAAGGCGTCGTCGATGACCCGCTCCATCTTCTTGGCCTGCTCCCGGGCCAACTCCTGCGCCCGGCCCGCCAGTTCGGACTTCCGCACCGGCTGTTTGGTCTGGGCGTCAATGATCTTGCCGCCCGTGTTCGGGTCGGTCGCCGTGCTGTGGTCGGTCAGGTCCCGGTCGATGTCCGGGTGGGGCGTCGGCCCGACACCCCAGTTCTTGTCTTCTGCCGGGAACAGGAGGTCGGACAACTGGCTCTCGCCTTGGTTGACCATGACCCGGGTGATGTTGAGGTAGACGCTCGCCCGATCCCCGGCCTTGGCCAAGGCGGCCATCGTCGCCTCGTCGTACTGCCCGAGATACTGTTGCAGGTCCTCCAGCCAACGCTGCTCGACGTGGGCACGGTCTTGGATCGTGCTCTCAAGCGATCTGCGTAGCCCGAACCCGAACAGGTCGAGCGGCGACATGGCCGCGACCTTCTTCTCGTCCAGTGTGTCTTCAATCGGCATTCATCAATACCCC